TACCTTGCGAGCGCCGCCAGCGGCACCACGGTCTCCGTCACCGAGGTTCGCCCTTGGATGGAGCCCGGAGCGACGCTCTGCATCGTCCAGGACGGCCACGGCGAGGCAGGGACCATCGCCAGCCGCACCGGCACCACGATCACCCTCTCTGCCGCGCTGACGGGCTCCTGGGCCGCCGGAGCGAGCGTCCTGGAGGGGTTCAAGGGTCGCATGGACCAGAAGACCACCCAGCGGGGATACACCAGCGAAGTCAACGCCGTGAGCGTGGCGTTCGAGGTCACGCCAGGGTCCGAGCCTGACTATGACTTCGGGACCCCTGTGTCGACGTTCGACGGGCTGGAGGTCTTCGATTTCCCGGTGAATTGGGCGGCAGCGCCTCGGGTCGAGATTGAAGACCCGCGCTTGATGCTGGACTACAGCTATGGGGTCCACCGGGTCTACCACCCCTTCGACTTCCCGACCGTGATCCGGCGCTTCCAGCTTCTCCGAAACGGTTTCGGTGCAGCCAAGGATGTCGAGAACTTCTTCCGGCGGCATCGCGGTCGGCAGAGGGAGTTCTACATCCCGAACCTTCAGCGGGACCTTCGGGCAATCGCTGGCTTGACGGCAGGCTCCAACACCCTGTCGGTCGAGGACTCGGAGGTCGCGGCATACCTGACTGGCAACACGGTCCATCGGGCAATCGCAGTCAAGACCCCCCTCGGGTGGCGCTACAACCAGATCGTGAGCGCCGTCGCGGGGTCGGGCTCGACCATCATCACCATGCGGAACAACTGGCCGGAGACGGTGCCCCGGTCGAGCGTCGGCATGGTGGCCTTCCTGAACGTGGCAAACTTCGCGTCTGACGCCTTCTCCTTGGAGTGGGTCTCTGATAACGTGGCGACCACCGTAGTCACCATTTCCACCCTGGAAGACTTCTGGAGCGCCGCATGACCACCTATGATTCGATCACCAGCAGCAAGCAAAACGCCGCGCCCGTCAACCTCTTCACCTTTTCCGGTGCAGCGGACTCCGAGTTCGTGGCCGAACGACTGATCCGCTCGGTCTGCCTGATCCCCGGCACGACGGAGTTCGGATATGGCACCACCACGGTCAGAAAGACCGATGGCGGCATCCATGAGAACTCCTATGCAGGCGGCGAGATCACCGACTTCGTTCGTTCGATGGAACAGCTTCTGGAACGAGCCCCGAACCTTGTCCATGTGTCCGTCGTGGTCGCGTGGCACGGGGATGATCTTCGGATCGGGAACTGCCAGATCAAACCCAAGGTCGACCGTGCGGACAAGCCCACAACGCCCTACGTCTGGCAGGTAGGGCCGACGACTCGGGGCACGGCAGAAGTGGTCAGCTACATCTCGGGGAACCCGGCAGCGGGCGGGGCTCCTTCGGATCGGAGCGTCTACGAGTGCATCGTATGGCTGAAGAGCAAGGGGATCGCCGTCACGGTCTACCCCTTCATTCTTATGGACGTGCCGCCGGGAAACTCGCTGCCGAACCCCTACGGCGGGACCGGCCAGCCCGCCTATCCCTGGCGGGGCCGGATCACCTGCTACCCCGCGCCAGGGGTTCCCGGTTCTGTCGATCAGACGGCAACCGCTGCCACCCAGGTCGCGAACTTCTTCGGCACGGTGGATGCCATCGACTTCGGCTGGAACGGCACGAGCAAGACTGTCACCTATTCGGGTCCCGCCGGAGAGTGGAGCTTCCGGCGTCACATTCTGCATCTGGCAACCATCGCGGACGCGGCGGGAGCCGATGACTTCCTGATCGGGACCGAGATGGTCGAGATGAACCGCATCCGCTCGGCGCGGTCCACCTTCCCTGCGGTGACGCAACTGATCTCCCTCCTGGGCGAGTGCCGCGCGATCCTGGGCTCCGGGGTCAAGATCAGCTATGCGGCTGACTGGTCGGAGTGGAACGGCTACCGGCCTGGAGACGGCACGGGAGACATCCACTTCCATCTGGACGCTCTCTGGGCACACCCCGACATCGACTACATCGGGATCGACAACTACATGAAGCTCTCCGACTGGCGCGCCGGTGTGGACCACATCGACGCGGAAGCCGGGTGGTCTTCGATCTACGACCTGAACTACCTTCGGTCCAATGTCGAGGGCGGGGAGGACTACGACTTCTTCTACGCCAGCCAGTCGAATCGGAACAACCAGATCAGGACCCCGATCAGTGATGGCGGATACAACAAGCCCTGGGCCTACCGGCAGAAGGACATTCGCAACTGGTGGAAGAACACCCACATCCACCGGATCGACGGCGTGGAGACGACGGCCTCGGCCTGGGTGCCCGAGTCGAAAGCGATCACCTTCACCGAGCTTGGGTGCTCGGCCACCAATCGCGGAGCGAACCAGCCGAACGTGTTCGTCGACCCCAAGTCTTCGGAGAACGGCTTCCCCTACTATTCGCTGGAGGTCCGGGACGATCTCATGCAGCGCGCTTTCCTGGAGGCCGAGCTTTCCTATTGGGAGGCCAACAACGAGCCGGGAATGATCGACCTTGACCGAATCTCGATCTGGGCTTGGGACTCGCGCCCCTACCCTGATTTCCCGAACGCCAGCGACTTCTGGGGCGACGCGGAGAATTGGGAATACGGGCATTGGCTGAACGGCAGGCTCCAGATTCCGAACCCTGTCGCGGGCACCATGGAGACCTTCCGCTATACGAACGCGGCCAAGCCCATCGAATATGGCGGGTTCACCTACACCCCGATCCCGATCAAGCCCGGAAGGACCAAGACGGACGGCTCGCTGGAGCGGTCCAGCTTCGAGGTCATGGTCCCTCGGGACGGCGAGCTTGCCTCCATGTTCCGCCAGTTCCGGCCTGCCCACCCCATGGTGCTGACGATCCTCCAAGGCCACATGACGGACGGGACCATGCTCTTCGTCCCGCGCTGGCATGGGCGGATCACGTCGACCAAGCGCCGGGGTGAAGAACTGATCGTGCAAGGCATCCCCAGCGCCGCTGCACTGGCGCGCGCAGGGCTGACCCGGAACTATCAGGTCGGATGCCCCCACGTCCTCTACGGCCCGCTCTGCCGAGCGGACAGGGACGCGGCGACGGTGATCGGCACCGTGGTAGGGATCAGCGGCACGGACCTCACCTTGGCAAGCTCCTGGAACACCTTCCCCGTGGCGAAGTATGTCACCGGCTATGTCGAATGGACTCGGGCTGGATCGCAGATCGAGCGTCGCCGCATCCTGGCGGCCACGTCGACCGTGCTCACCCTCTCGGGGCCTGCCACCGAACTTTCGGTATCCGACACGGTGAAAGTGGTGCTAGGCTGCGGACAGACCGTCCAAGACTGCCGCGACCTTCACCAGAACATCCAGAACTGCGGCGCTTGCCCGACGATCCCCACCAAGAACCCCATGGGGTCCAACACGAACAACTTCTACTAGGGTCGCATCATGGCTTTCAACTTCCTCGTCCAGCTTCTGATCGGCCTCGCGCTCTCGTTCATCTCGTATCTCCTGGCCCCCAGGCCGAAGACCTCGAAGCCGAACGAAGTGCAGGACCTGGAGAGCCCGACCGCTGAAGCCGGGAGGCCGATCCCGGTTGTGTTCGGCACGGTCCTGATCGAGAGCCCGAACGTGCTCTGGTATGGGGACAAGAGAACCGAATCGAGGAAGTTGTGATGGCCGACAAGCTCACCATCCACGATCTGCGGGCCGCCGGTTTCTGTGTCACCGGCATCAAGGATCACTACGAGAAAATGGGTCTTGACCAGGACTTCCGCTCGTTCGTTCGCAACGGCCTGGACATCGAGTCCGCTCGGCTGATCGACGACGCGCATGTTCAGCGCGGGATCGAGAAGGCCGAAGAGCGGATCGCGGCCAAGAAGGGGGCCGAGTAATGGGCGGCGGTGGCGGCGAGAAGGGCGGTGGCGGCGAGTATTTCCGATACTACCTGTCGCTTCAGGCTGGGATCGCCCAGCAGATGGACGAGATCACTCAGATCATCCTGGGAGATCGCGCGATCTGGACTGGCAGCGTGACGCAATCGAAGGTCTTCAACGTCAACAAGGAAGACCTGTTCGGTGGCCCGAAGCGCGAAGGCGGCGTCCTTGGTGCGATCACCGTTATGATGGGCGAAGACCACCAGTTCATGCCGCCCTATCTCCTGGCGAAGTTCGGCGCGGTCGCAGACCTGATCCCGAGCTATCGGGGCACCACGACTCTGTTCTTCCATGAGTCGGTCAAGGCCGAATACGACGGCGCGCTCCTGGGGGATATGTATGACGTGGGGCAGGACTCCGCGTTCGACATCACCGTGGCGCAAGCTCCCGGCTTCTTCAACCTGACGTTCCCGATCCTGGGGCTCGGCACGACGACGACGGGCGGGGCGGGCTTCTACTTCCAGGCCAACAACCCCTATCTCCGGGAACTGAAGGTTGTCGGTTCGCGCCGACCGAAGGGCCTCACCAGGAAGTTCGCCGGGATCACTCGCTCGGGCACGGTCAAGGACGCGAACCCGGCACACATCATCTACGAGCTTCAGACGGATCGAGACTTCGGTGCCGGTCTGCCGATCTCGCGGGTCAACGTCGAATCGTTCGAGCTTGCCGCGCAGACCCTGTTCAACGAAGGCTTTGGTATCTCGCTGAAATGGATCAGCCAAGGCAAGGTCAAAGACATGATCCTGGAAATCCTGGATCACATCAACGCTCTTGTCTACGAGGACCCTCGGTCGGGCCTCACCACCCTGAAGCTGCTGCGGGGCGACTATGTGGTGGACGATCTGCCGGTGGCGGATTACTCGAACTGCACCGTGACCAGCTTCCAGCGGAAGCAAGAGGAACTGGTGAACGAGATCGTCGTGACATACACGAACCCGGACACCTACGAGGAAGCCTCGGTCACGGTCCAGGACCTCGCCGGGATCGCTGCCGAGGGCGGCGTGATCTCGACGGGCCGGAACTATTACGCCGTCCACAACCCGAACCTCGCCAAGACGCTCGGGGAGAGGGACCTTCGTGCCGAGAGCTACCCCCTGGCGACTGCCGAGGTCGAGTTCCTGCGCGAGTTCTGGGACATCGTTCCCGGCATGGTGCTGAAGCTGGACTCGCCGGAAGACAGTGACGCCATGGTCATCATGCGCGTGATGAAGGTGGACGACGACACCACGGGAACTGGCCCCATCAAGGCCAGCTTGGTCGAGGATGTCTTCTCCCTGGCCGCCGCTCCGATCTTCAGCAGCCCGGACCCCATCATCGACTATGACGACGGCGACGCTGAAGAGGCCGCCCACGTCCAGGCGTTCACCATGCCCTACACCATCTCGGTTCGGGCGGGGCTGATCGTGCCCGGAACGGACAACTACCCCACGGCGCACCTGGG